AGGATATCGGAAATGATTACTGAAAAAGTATACATAGAAACCCAGCTAGAAACATTAACAACTTTTGGGATACGTTTAGATACCGGTGAGCAAGTGTTCATCAGTTCGAAAATCGTGAAAAAACATAATATACTTGAGGAGCAAACGCGGGAGTTAGTCCTACTTACTAATGCCCATAGCAGCGACAGCACTCCGTGGAAAGCTGTTGGTGTGTCCGTTGCAGATGCGTTGGAGCAAGGGAGTATAGAACCTACATCCCGCGTGCGGTTAGCCAAGTTAGAAGACCGTATTATTGGTTACTTCGACATTGAGGCTAATCAGTTCCCGCACAGCGCACCTGACCTAGCCGACGCGTTAGGGGAGGAAGATTTACACATGCAGCAGACGCTCACCCGTATGCACAACATGGGGGACGTAGCCAAGGCCCAAGTGTTTGCTAGGGGTACGCAAGACAAAGCGTCAGTAGTTCTATGGGCACCGGGCGTCTCATGGTTCTCCGCGTGATGGGTGATGAACGTAAGGACAAACTGTCCCCCGCTCTTCAAGAAGAACATAGGTTCTTAAAGCAGCAGGTAGATTTCTGGATGGAGGCGCAACACCGCAGAGATGCGTCTCCTAATGCGAAGAACCGTTACTGGAATGCCAAGGAAGACCTGACAAGGTTTGTGAGCAATCGCCGCAAAGAAGGATATAGAATATGACCAATCTAGAAGCGAAGGTATGGAAATATCTATTGGGGAACCGCAAGGCAACCGTCAAAGAAGTAGCCACGGCGTTAGATGTAAAACCCAAACCCGTTAAAGATATCATGTCCCGTATATCCTCACCCAACTGGAGAGAAGAAGTACCCAAGGACGAGTTTGTAAAGTCTGATGACAACAAGTCTCGGTATGATTTACTGCCCCCTGAGATGCTCGAAGAAACTGCGCAAGTGCTTGCGTTTGGTGCGCAGAAGTACAGCGACAACAACTGGGTTAAAGGCGCTTCGTGGAGCCGGTATTTCAGTGCCATGATGCGCCACATGTGGGCTTGGTGGCGGGGCGAGGACAACGACCCTGAGACGGGTTACTCACACCTTGCACATGCTGCATGCTGCCTTGGCTTTCTCATGGCTTATCAGCGGCGCGGCATAGGTAAAGACGACCGCTTAAAAGGCGGGGTGTAATATGTCTGGAGTAGTAAAACCTATCACGAAGAAAATCGTAAAGATGTACAAGTCAGGTATGGATGTGCCTGAGATAATACGGGCCATCAACGGCACGTACCCGCAAGTGACATCTGCCATCAGACGTGCGCAGGAGCGCGGAGAAATACCTATAAATAAAGAGAAGCCGCCGATAACAAACGTAGAAGCTCTTAGACGCCGGTATGACATGAAGACAGGTGGCATAGGCGAGGCTTTAATGGCGAACGCTTCCCCCGAGGTATGGGTGTTTGCCGCCGAGCATACGATAAATAACGGGTACGCCAGTATGGCGGAGTATCTAATAGACCTCTTAATAGAGGCGTACTATGAGCAGGGAGGCGCAAAGTAATGGACGTGTACACGCTCGACTTCGAGACCTACTACGATCAGGAATACTCGCTGTCCAAGATGACGACAGAGGCGTACGTGCGTGACCCGCGCTTCGAGGTACTCGGCCTTGCCATAAAAAAGAACGACAAGAAGACGAAGTACACAAACGACCCTGCGTTGATCGAACGTCTGTTGTCACACATAGACTTCTCTGACAGCGCAATCCTAGCGCAGAACACTATGTTCGACGGGGCTATCCTAAGCTGGCGTTACAACGTCAAGCCGAAGGTGTGGTTCGATACGATGAACATGGGTAGAGCTTTACACGGGGTAGAGACAGGTGCATCGCTTAGAGCCTTGTCTGAACGCTACGGTATCGGCGAGAAAGGGTTCGAGGTACTTGCGGCCAAGGGTAAACGCGCAGCCGATTTCACTGCAGAGGAAGCTAAGAAGTACGGAGAGTACTGCATCCAAGATGTTGAGCTAACGTACAAGCTGTTCAAGATTATGGGCGCTAAGTTTCCCCGACAGGAACTCAAGTTAATAGACGTAACATTGCGTATGTTTATCGACCCTGTACTCGACTTGGACCTTGGGTTGTTGGAGCAACATCTCGAAGACACCCGTGACCGCAAGGACAAACTGCTGATAGACGCAGGTATAGTCGATAAGAAAGACCTCATGTCTAATCTCAAGTTCGCTGAACTGTTAGAAGGGTTGGGCGTTATTCCGCCTACGAAGATCAGCCTTACGACAGGCAAGGAGGCGTACGCCTTTGCCAAGAGTGATGAAGCGTTCAAGGCCCTGCTGGAACACGAGGATGATCGGGTGCAATCCCTAGTAGCGGCACGTCTCGGGAATAAATCCACTCTTGAAGAGACACGCACAGAGAGGTTCATAGGTATATCTAATCGTGGGCTTCTCCCGGTACCGGTTAGGTACTACGCAGCGCACACTGGTAGGTGGGGCGGGGCTGACAAGATCAACCTGCAAAACCTGCCGAGCCGTGGGTTGAACGGCAAGAAGCTAAAGAAAGCTATTATCGCCCCCGAAGGCCACAGCATTGTCGAAGCCGATTCCTCCCAAATTGAGGCGCGGGTATTGGCGTGGTTCGCAGGGCAAGACGACTTGACCGCAGCGTTCGCCCGAGGTGAGGATGTTTACGTTAAGATGGCCGCACGTATATACAACGTGGCCGAAGCCGACGTGACCAAGGACCAGCGGTTTGTGGGCAAGACTACAATTCTAGGTGCAGGTTATGGCATGGGAGCTGAGAAGTTCGGCATGCAGCTAAAGACGTTTGGGTATGAAGTGACACCCGACGAGGCGAAGCGGATCATAACCATTTACCGCGAGGCTAACCATAAGATTAGCAAGGTGTGGAGAGACGCCAACTATATGGTCAAGCAGCTTGCGAACGGTCGAGGTGTGCAGTTCGGTAAGAAGGGTATCATTAAAGTGGACTCCGCGAACACCGCGCTTATCGTGCCGAGTGGGCTGAGTATCTTCTACCCCGAATTGTATGCAGAGGAGACTGAGACAGGGTTGGAATACTCGTACAAGGTGCGCCGAGGACGTTCGAGGTTGTACGGCGGTAAGGTAATTGAGAACGTGTGCCAAGCGATAGCTCGCTGCATCATAGGTGAACAAATGCTACGAATTAACAAGAAATACAATGTAGTGTTGACAGTCCACGATAGTATTCTATGCTGTGTACCTGACGCAGAGGTAGCCGAAGCACGAGAGTTTGTGGAAGCCAGCATGCGGTGGACACCTGACTGGGCCGAGGGCCTACCCGTGAATTGCGAGAGCGGTTTCGGGAAATCGTATGGGGAGTGTGAATGAAAACTAGAAAGTGCCGCGTATGTTTAGAGCATAAACCGCTAAACCAGATGAAGAAGAGGGCGGATAGCCCTAACGGGGTTACTACTATTTGTAAACCATGCGTCAGGGAAGCGGAATATTTTAGGGTTCATGGTGTGGAGCGTCCTAAAGACTTGACCCTTGTATTTAAATTAATCGCAGGAGTTAAACACAAACGTTGCCCTACGTGTTTTGAATACAAAACATACGATAATTTTCATAAGTCTGGGGTACGACAAGAGGGGATCGGGACAAACTGTGGTGTTTGCACAGCTGCGTTAAGGAAGCAGGCACGATTAAAAAACGGTGCGCGTATGAGGCAGTTGTCTAGGGCTTGGGTAGAAAACAACTACGAGAAAAACAAGCTACAGGACAAATTAAGGGGGGAGAAATACAGAGCTTCAGGTAAATACAAAATTACTAAGAAGCGTTGGGTAGAAAACAACCCCGATATATTGGAGTTAAATAGGCAGAGGGGTGTACTAAGGAGTAGGCATGGTGTGGCTACTATAAGCGAGCGTTACGCACGATCTACTTTGGGGGCGCGATCTTTTATGAAAGGGTCAGAGTTTCCACAAGAAGTTGTTAGAGCGCAACAAGAACTGATGAAAATAAGACGGTTTATAAAGGAGAACGCAGTATGAAAAACGTTGTAGAGTTGAGAGAAGAACTTGCCAGAGTTTTTAAGGGGCTTTCAGACGGGGCGGTAAAGTCCAAGGACGCTTCCGAAATGGCGAACTTAGCGGGTAAAATGATAAACTCGGCAAAAGTACAATTAGAGTACCATGCGTTACGTAAAGACACACCAAGTATAAAGTTTTTACATGTAATCGAGGAAGTGTAGGAAGTGCAGGAATGATAAAATTAACGCAAAAAGATGTTGATGGGGTGGTAGCCAGTAATCCCCTGCTGACAGCGGAAGGTTTTGAGCACGGGTTTAAACGGGACAGACCTGAATACGTACCCGCCCGTATAAGTGTAAAAGAGATGCAGGGTGCTGTTAATTGGCTTAAAAAGGCTGATCGTAGAGAATCGCTTAACACAGCCTTTTCTAGCTACTATTTAAAACACATGGCGGAAAAAAATGCCGAAGGTAAGTATGTATCTAACGGCGCTTTTATAGCAGCAGCTTACTTTCTTGGTTTTGAAGTTAGGCGTATCGGAGACGGGCCAAATGCTCATATAAACATATCTGGCAAGTTTCTTAATAAAGTAAGACGAGGCACTGTAATATGAGTAAAGCAGCACCGTGGTCGTTTAGTCGGATCAAAGCCTTTGAGACCTGCCCCAAGCAGTTCTACCACGAGAAGGTACTCAAGCAGTACCCGTTCAAAGAGACTGAGGCCATGCGCTACGGCACTGAGTTTCATAAGGCGTGTGAGGACTACATGGGTGAAGGTACTCCTATCCCTGCCAAGTTCGACTTCATCAAGCCGACACTGGATTCCCTTAACAACAAGAAGGGTGAGAAGATTGTCGAGCAGAAGCTGGGCCTGACCGCTGACCTAGAGCCATGCAGCTTCTTCGCTGATGATGTGTGGTTTCGTGGCATTGTCGATCTTGCGATCATAGACAAAGAAACTGGGGTGGGTTGGATCATCGACTACAAGACAGGCAAGTCGTCTAAGTACGCTGACAAAGGCCAGCTTGAGTTAATGGCGTTGGCAATCTTCAAGCACTACCCCGAAGTCACTAAGCTACATGCCGGTCTGCTGTTTGTAGTCGCCAAGAGCCTTGTAAAAGCTGAGTACGAAATAGACTTACAGCAACCTTTATGGAGCAAATGGTTGGCTAACTATGCTAAGATGGAGAAAGCATTCGAGGTGAATGTCTGGAACCCTAAGCCATCTGGCCTGTGCAAACGCTACTGCCAAGTAGTCGAGTGCCCCCATAACGGAGCAAACTAATGACGTATGTAAATAAACCCCGCCCGTACAAGAAAGAGTACCAGCAACAGAAGGCACGGGGGGAACACGAAGCCCGTATGGAGCGGCAACGTGCTAGGCGCAAGGTCGATAAGACTGGTACAGATGCCAACAAGAATGGCGTAGCCGATAGGCGTGAAGGCAAAGACGTTGCGCACAAGAAGGCGCTTATCAAAGGCGGTAGCAATAAGGACGGAGTAACCGTTCAGAGCCGTAAGAAGAACCGCGCGGCTGGCGGTGCTATGAGCAGCCCAAATAAAAAAGCGTAGTGACACACTACCACGGAGAACAACATGAAAATTTTGCGG